CATAGCTATATTAGCTTTTTTAGATATAGCTTCATATAACTGAATAGGCTTCATAGCCATACGTTTAGCTAAACTTTGGAACTCTGGAGTTTGTGAAAACTCTCTATTAGCTTTAGCAAACATCTCTTCAGCAAATGCATTGTTTCTTACTCTAGCAGATAGTAATGAACCACCAAGTCTTAAAGTTTCTCTAAACTCAGCATCTTGAGTAATAACAGATTTAAGAGCAGGCATACCTGTTTTAGCAAATCTATAGATACCTGCTGGTGTTACCCAACCTGATAGACCACGAGCATTAAATAAATGCCAACCCTCATTCATCATGTGAGGTAAAGGGTTAAGCATCATGTTTTTAATTAAAGCACCACTTAAATAAGTAAGTGCATTCATATCATTTACTTTAGCAAAATCTTCTATAATAGATGCAATGTCATCTTTAAAAACATAACCATCAAATTGAGGAACTCTATCTAAATATTTAGGACGTCTAAATCCTTCAGGTATAGATTTACCTTCTGTTTTAAATGCATTTTCTTTAAACCAAGAAGAATCTTTAATATCTTCTAAGAATTTATTAGCTCTAATAAAGTTACGTAATTCTGTTAAACGTTGATATACTACTCCTTGGAAATCTTTTTCATAAGTAAAAGGAGTATTAAGTTCAATTTCAGGTTCATAAGCTTCTTTTATAAAAGCATTTTTAACTGTTTCACCAGGCCTAAATACACCTACCTCACTCATTTTAGCAAAAGGTACAGCTTTACCATTTACCCATTGGTATACAGAACCATCAGAACCTTGTTGTAAAATGATACGTTTACCATTAGGAAGTTCACCAGCAAATACAGAACGAGCCATAGCAGCTCCAGGTTTCCTAGCTATATTAGGATTAAACCCACCAAATTCACCACCACTAATTATATTTAAAGCTTTTTCAAATTTATCTCCTTGTTTAGGGATAAAGATACGTGGAACATTTTCACCTGTTACAGTAGATTCTAAATCAGTAGGTATTGTCCATCCTTTTTGTTGGGCATATTTAATTAAACGTTTACGTTCCATTAATTCTTGATTAGCATACTTCTTAAACAATTCTAATTCATTAGGATCAAGTTCAGCCCTACCTTCGGCATAAGCTCTCCATCTTTGTCTCATAGCAGTATCAACACCCGCTTTAGTAGCAGCTTCATGTCTTGCTCTAGCAATAATCATATCTCTTTCTCCACCTTTATCTAAAGCAAAGAAAGCATCTGCTAACCATGTTTCATTCTCGGCTGCATTTTTAGGTATTTTAGGAACTTCTACATCTGGTTGTGAGACATAAGGATCTTCTTTAACAGCATGATAAGCTTGTCTATTAATGTAATGTTCATAGTCTTTACGAAGTTGTTCTTCTGTAAACACACCTGATTTATCCTGTGCAAATAAATCACCTTGTGGGTCTTGCATTTGTTTCCATTCTTCAAATGATAGACGAGTATGTTCATCTTCATGTTTAAGAATGAACTGTGCATATTCATAAGGAGTCTTAAATGCATTTTCATCTAAGCCAGCTTTAACCCATGGCTTATCTTCAAAACGATTAAGGGCTTCATCTAAGTCCATAATGATTTCTTTAGATGAACCATCTTCATTACGATAGTGACGAGCTATAACAGGTTTACCATCTTTCTGTACAGCTTGATTGCCTTCAGCATCTACAATCTTAGCTACTTTAATAGGTATACCAGTCTCTGTTGTTTCAGGTACAGCCCATTTAGATGTCCACTCATTAGCTCCTACTTCTTCTGTAGATTGACGAGTCTTAGCAAATTCATCTAATGATCTATTAAATCTAGGAACAATGTTACCAACAGTATTACCTACTACTTCATTTACCTTCTTCGTATAGGCAGTAGGTTTAGCAGCTACAGCTGTAAAGCCAGCAGCTTCTATGATACGTTGTGCATTAAGATCTTCACCAGCTAATTTTTCATTACCAGCTTCAAATAAACCACCTGCAGTACCCATACCAATACGTTGCATTGCAGGTGTAATCTTTTTACCACCTTCTAATACAATATCTTTTAGAGCACCTGGTCTAAATAGAACTAGGTTACCTGATAGTTGACCTGCAAAAGATGTTTCAGGATTAGCTTCTATTTCTTTTTGTCTTGTTTGAGGATCATAACCAATGACTTCTTTTACAGAGTCTGGTAGTTTATCAAAAGCATATTCAACAGCTTTAGCACCACCAAGGAATCCTCCAACACCACCTACAACTCCTCCTACTAGACCACCTACTGGTCCACCTACAGCAGTGCCAGCGGTCGCGCCAAGTTCAGCGCCCAAAGCCATTGCTGGAGTAGCAGCGATACCAACAGCAGCGCTACCCCCAGCCGCTTTACCAAAGGAACGAGCTGCACTAATATCACTTTCAGACTTAGCAGGAACGTCGTTAAGATAGGGATTTGAAGGAGGCCTGGCTAACCCTTTCAAGTAAGGATTCTCAGGCTCAGGCTCTGGTGTTTTAACATCAGTAGCTTTGAATGAACCCTCAAGATAAGGGTTTTTAGAAGGAGCAGTATCAAAGTTTTCTTCTATCCAAGTACTAGAACGTTTAGGTTGATTGTACTTACTAGAAGGTAAACTTGCCCATACACCACCTAACTTTGCGTTAGCGGCTTGATAGTTTCCTTTTTTAACATCTTCAAGAGCATCATTGTCTTTAATAAGTTCTAAAGCAATCTTGTCTTGAGATTCAGGAGAGAAGTCAGTAATACCAAGTTTCTTGGCATATCTGTCATATGTTGTTTTAGTAATCTGATAACGACCAGCAGCAGTACTAGGACCTTCTTTAGTAGTTACTCCTACTACACCAGGATGTTTACTATAGTCGTCAAAGGTACTACCACCTACAATAGTATTATAGTCAGCTTTCTCAGCTTTACTTAAATTGGAAAGGTACCCTTGAATATTAGCATCTTCTTGAGTCTTACCATAAGAAGAAGGTTTTGAAGGCGAATAACTTTCTATACCACTAAGGTAAGGATTAGAATCCATCGTTACTCCTTATTATTTTTTAGTGCTAGCTTTATTCGGATTTAACTTAATATAATCTTCAAACTTAGCATCTGGATGAAGTTTAGACCAGTTAGCTTTAATCTGTTCTAATGCTTCAGGACGTTGGTTAATAGCTTGTACAGCTAAATTAATATCTTGCTGACTTGGTTTACCAACGGTATCTTCTTTAACTTCTTTTGAAGTAGTAGAAGCTTCTTCTTTAGAACCACCTTTAGGGACTGGCATTTCTTTAAGCTTAGCTTCATAACCTTTGATTTCTTCATCAATCTTTTTACGTTGACCATCAAGTGCATTTAAATCCTCCTGTAATGCAGTAACTTCAGCTATACGAGCTTCTTTAGTGAGCTTGTTACCATACTTGTCTGTTAAGATAGTACCACTTCTTAGACCATTAATTCTAAAGTTAATGTCATCAGACTTAGCTTCAATGTCTGAACGATCTCTATTAGCAGCACTAATAATTGTACTAAGTTTACCCTTCATAGCATTGAACTCTCTAAGTTCCATACTCTTGTCAAAACGTAATTGTACAGCTTCTTGATTACGTGCTTGTGCTTGTAAACGTTTATTACCTAGATCTTCTCTAATTCTATTAGACTCTTCAGCACGTCTATTACGTCCTGATTCTTTTAGATATTCAAGTTCTAGTTTAAGTTTATTAGCACCAGAGATAGCAGAGTCAGCATATTGTTGAGCTACTTGTTCTCTTAACTCTGGAGGAATTCTCATTAAATCATCAACAGGAATACCAGCAGCATTAAGTTGCATTAATGCCGTACCCCAAGCTGCATCTTTATTTTGAGGATCAGCATCAATATAACCTTGTGCAATCTGACCAGTAACTTCAAGAACTTTCTTAGCAGAATCCATACGTCGTTCTTGAGCTATTGTACGAGTATTCTCTAAGTCTTGTGCAACCTTAAGTTGTTTTTGATATTGAAGTAAAAGACCATTTTGTTTAAATAGTTCAGCTGTTTTATAAGCAGCATTAACTTGATCATTAATTTTAATAAAGTCTTGAGTAGCTACTTTAGCTTGTTGAATAGGTGTCTTAACAACTGGTTGTGTTTCAACAGTAGGTTCTGCTGTTTTACCTGGATAACTTTCCATAGTAGCAGGTTTAGTTTCATCCATTACAGGTTCTTTAACACGTTCTTCTGTAGCTGCTCCTGTCATAAATGAAGGCATAGGTGTACCATCAGCAGACTTAGTACCTTGGAGTGACATAGCACCTTCAGGCATTACTGCTGGACGACCATCAAATCCTGTACCAGTAGTATAACCACCAGGTATAGCAGGAGGCATTTGACTTGTTTTTGTTTTAGTTAAGTCATCAATAGCTTGCTTTTTAATAATGTCTTTAGCAGTTTTAAGTTCATCTAATTCAATCTGAGCTTCTTCTGTTTTTAGAACATCCATCTTTTCCCTAGCCATTTTAGCTTGAACTTCGCTAAAACTAGGAATACCATGATACATTGGAATACTAGCCATATTTTATCCTTTATCCAAAAAAGCTACCAATTGATGTACCAAGGCCAATAACACCTTGTAACAATTGTTCTTGTCTATTTCTTTCTGCAAGAGATTGATCGTAAGAAGCAGTTCTAAATGCATTAGCACCTGCAGCTGGAGATTGTCCTGCACCTGATAATTGAGTTAATTGGTTGTAGTAGTTATTAAACCAATTCTGTGCAGTCTCAGCACCATATTTTTGTAGAGAAGCTAATGTTGCACCAGATTGTGCACCACCTAAAGCAGTTCTACTACGTAATAATTGTTTAGCTCCTTCTTCTTGAGCAAACTTATAACCAGGCATACCATATACTCTATTAGGATCTTTCATTAAAGCTGCTAAATCTTCTGCAGCAGATGCTCTAAATGGAGAGAAAGGATCAGCTTGTAATTGAGCTACATCAGGAGAAATACCTCTAGAAGCTGTTAGTGCACTATAAATATCATAACCTGACTTAGCTACATCAGCTACTTGTTTAAGTTGTCCAAAGATACCTTTTGATGCAGGGATACCACCAACCTCACCAGCAGCAAGTCCTGAAGCAATAGAAGATGGAATGTAACCCAGAGCTTGTGTAGCGGCACTAGTAAGTCCACCAAGTGTTAATCCACCTGCGGCAGCACTACCTAGAAGACCAGCACCAGCTCCAGTAGCAGCAGCATAACCAGCTAAAGCGGCAGGAGTCGCACCAACGGCTCCCATAAGTGTAGGCCCAATAAGACCCATACTTGAGGCACTAACACCCGCACCTGCGGCTGCTCCACCTAAAGCTCCACTTCCTAGTCCAAAACCAGCTGGCCCTAGAGCAACACCTGCAGCAAGACCTAATATAGGGTTGTCAAATACTTCACCAACAACATCACTAACAACATCACCTACGATGTCGGCTGCTCCTCCAACTACGTCTCCTACAAAATCAACAACTCCACCCATGATCCATCCTTAAATAAATAATGTTATCTTTACGATTAACTTCTTCAAAACCAATACGTTTAACAAATTGTAGTCCTTTAGTATTACTTTCTATAACAGTTGTAACTACTTCTAAATAGTTTTTAAATAGAGGATTAAATACTGTTCTAATATATTTACGCATATTAAAAGGTTCAGTAACTGATATGTGGAATTCATTCTTACGAATCATAATAGCTCCAACAATACCATTTTTATTCTCTACAGGAATAATACTAAAATTTCTAACTCTTTCACAAAACTGTTCAAAAGAACACTTTCTTGAATCTTTATATCCTTCAAAGGCTTTTAATAATGCTTTATGCCGTACCGGGATCGATGTCCATTTCACAAGCTTGCAGTCTAATTGGCTGGTTGTCTGTGCAGAAATATTCATAAGCTCTTCGTCTAAAGTTACCATTTTGATAAAGGACACTTCTCATTGCGTTTAGGTCAACATTACGATATTGAGACCAGTTTTGATAATCATCATCTGTATGTCGTACTCGGAGGGTAGCACCAATCTTATCACCTACTATTTCTAGTCTACCAATAAACTTACGTTTAGTAGAGTTAGCATCTATAAGAGGAGTTCTGATTCTAAATTGGATAGGACCAACTAAATCAGTATAAGTATGCTCACTAATATTATACAATACTCCGTTGTCATTGTCAAGTGCATATGCTTCATTATTATAAGAAGTAAAAAATACTCCGTCTAATATAGTTTCTTGCCCATTAACATAAGATGTCCAAATAGACCATTGTTTAGATTTAATATCACAAACAAGAGTTAAATCATCATCTAATAAGTTAAGTACATAAAAGTAATGACCAGATACTTTTAAAGAGTATGATCTTACATTTTGTAAACTAGATTGGTTTAGTATTCTTTCTACTGATACATCTGAAATTTGTACAGGTCTTGTACCATCTAACATAAGAACTGTTCTACCAGTATTACGTCCTACAGCTACCCATACAACTGTTTGTTGCATTTCTACTACTGAGTTACCATTAGCACATCCAAACTCAATACGGAATGTAGGGTTAGGTAATAATGGTGATCCTATTGGTTGAGCAGCATCATAGAAGAACTCTGTAGACCATTGACCAAAAGCTAGTAAATAGTTAAAATGTTTAGCTAAAGCTACGCCTTTATCTGGTTCTGCTTCAGCAGTAATATAGTTTAATGCATCCCACTTAGTAGGATCATTAGGTTCACTATTCCAGATCTTACCATCATCTGTCATTACAAAAACATAAGTATCAAAGTAAGCTGTACCTGGTACTATATTACCTGATGGAAATCCATTTAAAGTACAAGTAGCAAAAGCTTGTGTACCTGAACCACCAGGTGCTGCTATAGTAATTGTAGGAGCATTTAAGTATCCTGTACCAGCATTAGTAATAACAATATCTGTTACAATACCACCTGATATAGAAGAACTTCCTGTAGCTCTATTTCCTGCATAAGTTAATGTAGCAGTACCATCTACTTGTGATCCACTAGTAAATGTAGGTGCAGTAGATGCTGTAGTACCAGCTACTGTTACTGTATATAAGTTAGCTCCATAAGCTACTTGATCATTAAGATTATAAGCTGTAGTAGCTTGCCACTCAGGACCAAATGTTACAGTAGGTGGAGATGCATATCCTGTACCACCTGCAGTAATACTGATAAAAGCTACACCATCACTTCTAACTTGAGCTAGAGTTGTGCCATCATAGGTATAGCCTTTATCACCCTTTTGAAAGAACAAATATCCATCATTAAGGGTATTAGTAAAATAACAAGGAGTGGTAGTTCCTGTTAGTGTTCCTACTGTAGTAGTGGTAGTTAAATCAGTACGATAAAGAGTATTGTTTAATACTGCATAAATTCTATTAGCATAGGTATATAAACCTTGTGCAGTACCAGTACCAAAGTCTACACCTGAAGATGTATATCCAGGTCTTTTCTTTGCATACATAGTTCCATTATAGTCTTCTGCAAAGCAGTTAACCATCTTAGAACCTTTGTCTGTAGTATCATTACGAAACTCGACCCCATAGTTCATTGGTAATCGTAAGGTTTCTGACATTATCTAAACCTTTGTACTTGTGCTCTAATATCAGGTTGGAAGAATGTAGAAGCATATTCCACGTCCCATGCCATTAATCTTTGTTTATAGTTTTCTGCTCTTTGAATAACACCTGCAAGTTTATCCATTGGAAGACCATAGTCAGCTGCTAATTCAGAAGCTAATCCCCAACGTAAACATTGATACCATTCAGATGGAAAATCAAATGTTTGATTAGCACTTGTAATATCTTCAATAGGACGTTGTACAGTCATATGTAATTCATAGTTTGTAGCTGTACTTGAATTAGGTGTTAAGAATACTTTAACAGTACCATTTAATACTGATGGTTTATAAAATACAGAGTTTACTGTACCTGTAGAAAACTTACTACCTAAGATGTTGTATTCTTGTTCTGAAAGAATAGACATAGGTAAATCTATATAAGGACTAACTGATAAATTTCTTAAAAAAGATTGAATCAATCTTAAAGGTTTATTAGTTATTAAATCATTTCCTGCACCAGGGCCTATTGTATAAGATGTTTTATTAGTTACTAGTGGAAGAGTTATTTCAACCACTGTCCATAGTTTAATACCATCTGTCATCCAGTCTTTTAACATCATGTTAAGAACTAGACTTGCATTCTCAATAGCATTAGCTGTAGGTTGAGCTCCTTCTTCAAGAACACCTAAAAGTCTTAAAGAAGACTCAATAATGTCATTGCGAGTAACACTGAATGTTGTTGTTCCTGAAGTAGCCATATTAGTCCTTTTTCTTTCCTAGTATTCTTTGAACAGTCTTTGTTTCGTAAATACGAATACATGTCCAAACAATAGTAAACAATGCTGCTAGTGGAGGTAATACTTGTGCCATAGTACCTAGTACTGTGACTACTGATGCTCCATCCAGAACATGCTTTGTTGCTTCATCTAAGTGGTGTTGTACCATTTATAAATCCTTTGGTTCCCAGCCGTATATAGCGGCTATTTGATATGTTAGTTTATAGAAGTTTTTGTTATGTAATTCATATCTTTTACCTTGTAGGTATAAAATAAGATGCACCATTTCATGTGCCATAGTTCTCTCTAAAGTTTCTAAATGACTCTGTTTAGCTGTACTGATTGTTATGCAGTGTGGTTCAGGTTGATACTGACCATATAGACCAGGATCATCTACAACTAAAAACTCTATCTCGGAAGGTCTTGGTAACTTATACTTGTTAAAAGGTGGTAGTTCACTTAACATTCTGTAAACTGCCTTACACGTTTCAACAGTGATAAGGTTCATAGCATTAGTATGGACGCGTGCCAGCTTTATCTATGATTAGAACTTGTTTGCGTGGTTTATCTGCAAACTTGTTAGGAATGGATATATGTACCCATGAATCAAACTCTCGAATAAGTTGGTCATACTCAAGGTTTGTTTTAAGTATCTCTTTAACAATATTGTCAGGTGTTAATCCTGGCACTCTAATATCAGCAGCACAACCAATGCAATGCTGACTTGTAGGTTTACTACCTATAGCTTTATTTACTTCTTGAGATCTATAAGCAGAGTTAACCATTATAGGTCTACCTAACACTCTACGAATATCTTCTAGTAACCTAGCTAATCTTGTTAAGTTAGCTTTAACATCTTCACTAGGAGTATTGTCTAGACCTAATCGTTCAGCAGTTTCACTGTGTGTTAATTCTTCTAAACTAAAATTAGGTGTAAGTTTCATTTCTTTTTAATGTAAAATAAACTTCTTTCACCAAACAAATAGAAACCAACTGCACTAGCAAAGTTATCTACTTCAAGTGTTGCAATACCTTGTATGTGCATATATGCCCATGTAATTAATACAATTAAACCAATACCTGGTCTCATGAGTCTTACAATAGCTTCTACCCAAGGGTATGATGCATTACCTGATCCTGCTTCATTCATGACCTTAAAGAACTCTAGGTCAATCTGTTTCATTTTAGCATATTGTTCTATGGTAGCAGGTTTAAACTGATCAGGTGCTACAAATCTGTTTATAAGTGATTTGCCTAAATCTACTGCTAATGGCCCTAAAGCTGCTAGTATAGTTACTGGGTCCACGTTACTCTCCTCTTACTACTTGATCACCATCAGCAGGAACACCTACTTCTTCTTTAGGAACTACTTTAGTTTCTACCACTGTCTCAGATTCTACAATAGTATCTTGAGATGGTTTATCTTCTATACCAAATAGTTTCTTTAAAATAGACATTATTCAACCTCTGGAATTAAATCCCAAGTTAAAGTTTCTTCATCCCATGTATATCTTTTATCATCATTAGGATATGGAGTAGGAGCTTCCCATTGTGCTGTTTCTGTGTTTAATGTCCATGAAGCAAATGGTTGTGGAGGAACGAAAGCATCTAAATCTGCATCATACTTATAACCAATACCTGCATAGTTCTTACGGATGTTTCCGTTGTAAGATGTTTGTTTCCAATTACCACCAAGTAGATTAGTGCAGAAAGCAATACCTATTGCTTCGTTCTCTACACCATCTTGGTCTGCTGTGTCTTGGTTAGCAACTACAATGACTTGTGTTACTATGTTTTCTTCGTTTAACTGACAAAAATGTGCCATATTTAATTCCATCCTATATTAATTAATTTAGAAAAACATTCAGTATGACCAGCAAAAGATATTTTAGGTCTATATCTGTTTTGTTTATTCTGTTGCTTTAACATCTTTTCTGCTTTGTATATTTCATACAATTTACCACTAATAGTTTGAATAGATACTAGTTTATAAGGTATCTTTCTAATTCTATCATGTAATTTTTGTCTTGTTATACCTAGTTTCCAAAAGTGTTCTATACCATTATCAAACTCCATAAGATATAAACGAGAATCTAATTCTTTCAAATGTGGCTTTCTTTCAAATGTATCTGCTTGCATAAAACCATTGTTTAATTTAGAACAGCTAGGGCATCCATATGTATTATATAAAGATGTTTCTATACGTCTTGTAAATTCAAGGTTACAACATAAACATCTAAATTTGCCTTGTTTAAGTATTCCTTTGTATTCAGACAATAGTTCATAACCATTTTCTTTTATCTTGGCTTTGACATATTCAAAAGTATGTTTGTTTTTTGCACCTTGACTAGATGTTACTTCTTTACGATAGCATCCACATGACTTGGTATGACCACTTCTTATTTGTTTTCCATTAAGAGTTATGGTATTTCCACATTCACATACACAATTCCACGCTGCTCTAGTATCTTCATTAGCAGCCCTAGAAACAATAGTAAGTCTATTAAACTTCTTACCTATCATGTCTATAAGTTTACCCATCAGCGTGCGTTAGAACTCTTAAACGGATTGCTTGCAAATGCCATAAATATATATGTGCCGCCTGAAGCGTTTTGACCTGTATCAGTTTCTCTTAATTTAAAGCCATTACTTAAAAAGTCAATTCCATAAGTGTAATAATTTGTTTGTGCAGCAGATGTATTAGCTTTTAATAAATCAGTTATGACATTATATGCACCAATTCTACTGTCATACATGTTCCAATCATTGGCTGCGTCTGTTCTTTTAATCATAACAAATTTAGGAGCAAAATTAGTCGCTACAAACGGACCATCAGCACTACCATTACCTGTGTAAGAACCAAAACGACTGAAGCCTGCTATTTCTGCCCAGCAATAAGCTACATAGGTTGCTGCATTAGCATTAATACCGCCATAAGCACCAATACCAAATGTGGTTGAACTTGGAGCAGTTGAACCCCAATAATTTGCAAGATTATTATAGGCTGCATCTGTTGCATTTAAAAATATGTATCTTTGAACACCTAAATCTGCATGATATATAGGCCAAGGGTTAGTTGCACTTCTTGATTTAACAATTATCATTTTAGGGCCTACGCCTAAACCATGACCAACAGTAGAAGCTGTATTATTACCTGTGTAAGTTACAATACTAAACCCAGCAGTTGTGTTTACAGATACAGTAGATGTAATAGAGCCTGAAGTGTTAGATGATGTTGAGCCTTGACCAGCTTGCCATTGCCATGCTACTTGTGCATCACCATTTAAATTAGAAATAAAGTTTCCAGCAGTTCCTCCAGTTGTAAGAGTAAATCCATTAGAATCAAAACTATTAACTGAACCATAAGTTGACCATTGGTCTAATTCTTGGTCTGTAGTATTTGAATATAGTTCTTTTCTAACGCCACGAACAGAATCCACAATTCTATGGCTATAAGCAGTTGTTCTATCTTTATTCCAAATTAAATCAGGTTTAAATAATGCTGCATTAGTAATTGTTCTAGAAAGTGAACCATTACCTGTCCATAGCGTTGCATCCATATACTTATTACCCTGTAATATAGTTGGGGTAGGTAGGTTAAATGTGTTTAGTGCTACAAAGCCTGTAGGAGGTGTGTAAGCAAATGGGCGTTGTCCGAAGTTAAATGCAGCAGGTGACCAACCTCCACCACTAAAAGTAGCAATCAAAGTAGGTGCAACTAACTGATTTGGAGTTAATGTTGTATCAGTATGGACTAATGTATTATTTTTATAATATGCAACTGTTCCAGCATCACAATCAAAAGCAACTCCAATAATATCACCAATACTTATAGCGCTAACACTAACAAGTGATGTACCTGTAAAGTTTTTATAATAAGAATTACTATGCCCATACCATGATATACCACTAGTAGTAACATTTGTATTGGATGTAATACTTGCATTAGATACACCAACATAAGCTGGTAAACTACCGCTAATACTTACCCATTCAAAATACCATTTACCTGTTGATACCCAAAATGTTCCTTTTATTTGACTATAATCTGCTCCATTAAAATATAAATTTGCTTGTTGTGGAACTGGACTTGTAAAAGATTCTAATGGATTTAATGTGCAATAATTAGCTACAGTCGCACTTGTATTAGTAGGGACATCAGTCATAGCATCATAAGTTGTGCCTGCTGTTAAGCTAATGTTGTTAGTTGTCCAGTTATTACCGTTACCTGAACTATCATTACCTAGTGTTGTGGTAGATGTTGTATTACCAAATGTTAGGTAGAAACCGTTAGTTCCGTATGTGCCTGTGTATTTAATTGGTTTCCATACACCGTTAGTGTCATTGTTACCAAAGTAATATGGTTCTAGTGCTTGACCGTCAATGAAGTTAATGTCAGTCATGTAACCGTCAAGATAATTACTTAATGTTGAGTTATACCATTGAGTGCCAATAGTATGTAAAACAGTGCTATTGTAAGAGTTTGTATTAGTATTTTGTGATGGATATGTAGCAGTAGAAAACGCTGTTATTTGGTTTCCATTTACATACAATTTTACTCTATTAGCTGCAGTTGCTTGTGTTGAGTCCCATACAGCTACAATGTGATACCAAGCTGAAGGGTCTCTAAATACTTGTGTTGTAATTAACTCACAAACTACAGAATTACTATTTTTAATTCTAAATTGTAAAGTATCACTATCAAAAGCAAAGTAGTCGTTTTCAGTTGTGCTTGGTCCATTTGCGTGCCAAATATCTTGAATACTACCTAATAAACCTCTTTTAACCCATGCAGAATATGTCCAAGTTTTTTGGTTTCCAGCAACTGTAGGAGTTCTTGACAAGTAAGCATTATTACTTCTTCTAAACCTTAAAGAATTGTTTAGATTATTAGTAAGTGGTGTTAAAGCACCTGTAGCTGTAAATGTGTGGATAGTATTACCACCTGATGATGTGACTAGACCACCGTTAAATAATTGTGAGCCAGTGTATGAGATGATAACAATACCTGAACCGCCTGACTGACCATTGGTTGCTCCTAATGGATCACCTGCTGTTCCACCTGCACCACCACCTGTGTTTTGAGTGCCAGGAGTATTTCCTGTATTACTTGCTCCAGCTCCTCCGTTACCGCCACCACCTTGACCTCCTGTGCCAGCACTTCCTGAAGAGTAAGCACCGCCACCACCACCACCAGCATAGTATGTAGCTGTTCCTGTGATAGATGATTGAACACCTATACCACCTGCACCGCCTGTTATTGTAACGGCTACTGAACCTGCAGCTCCTGCGCCGCCACCACCACCGCCACCGTTTACACCAGCTCCACCGTTATTACCTTGTCCTGCTGTGCCTGTTCCTGCTGTTCTAGGTGATTCACCGCTACCACCGCCACCTGAACCGCCGTTAGCGCCTGTGCCTGTAGAGCCACCGCCTCCACCTCCACCTGTAGAAGTTAATGTTGTTAATCCTGTTCCTGATAATACAGAGTTGCTACCACTTGGTGCTACACCTGAAGATGTGCCTCCTGCTCCACCAGCACCTACAGTAACTACATAAGTTGCACCTGAATAAAGAGTTGTAGAGCCTGATAGTAAACCACCAGCACCACCGCCACCATTACCAGCATATCCACCTAATTGTCTAGCACTACCACCACCACCAGCTACTACTAAATAACTAGCTGTTACAGGTGTAAGAGGGCTTAATGTGCCTGAAGATGTGAATGTATGTATTTGGTTACCACCTGAAGTAGTAAGAGTGCCACCTACAAATTTAGGTGTAGCAGATGCGTAAGATATAATGACTATGCCTGAACCGCCTGCAGCACCACCACTAGCAAAACCTCTACCACCGCCACCACCGCCTGTATTAGCAGTACCAGCAGTAGCTGATGTATTGCCAACAGAGCCAGCACCACCTCCACCAGTTGCAGTTCCAGCAGTACCTGTTTGAGTTCCGCCTCCACCACCGCCTGCGTATGTTACAGATGAGCCACTAATAGAAGATGCAGTTCCTGAACCACCATTTGCACCATTTGCATTAGTTGCAATAGAACCTGCTGAACCTGAACCACCACCACCACCGCCTCCTCTACTTCCACCAGCAGTTGAATATCCACCATTATTACCTTGACCTGCTGTGCCTGTACCACCTGTAGAACCACCTGTTCCACCGCCGCCACCGCCACCGCCAGAACCACCATTGCCACCTGTATTTTGTGGGAAATTTACGTCATCAGATGCACCACCACCACCGCCTACAGTTGTTACTGTGCTTAAGCCTGTTCCTGAAATAGATGAGCTAGTTCCGCTTGATGCAATAGATGTAGTATTTACCGCACCTGCACCACCTGAACCTACAGCAATAGAATATGTATTTAGTGTAGATAGTGTAAATGTAGATGTTAAAAGACCGCCAGCACCTCCACCACCACCTGAACCTCCACCTGAACCACCTCCGCCACCACCAGCAACAACAAGATAAGATGCTGCTACTTTTGTTTTATCTGCGGACGATAGAATACCATAAGCTCTTGCTGCTTGTACGGCTAGTCTTGACAATAATGACATTGTTAATTCCTACTTAAATTGAGTTTGAGCTGCAAATACTGTGAATGTGGCTGAACCTGTTTTAACGATAGTATAAGAGTAAGCATCTATACCTGAAGCATTACCACTTGACCATGCTGTACCACCTTGATATTTAGGTGTAACAGAGTTACCGTCAATAGTAACTGCATTGTTATAGTATGCTGTAGCACCTTGTGATACTAGGAATACGACTGTAAGTGCTTCACCAGTAGACATTAAAGTATTTAAAGAAGTTGTACCATTACCTCTAAAGTTTACTGTCCAGTTAGCTGAAGCATTTGTTGTATAGTATAATACTGATTGTGTAGTTACATCATAGTTAATAGTACCTGTAGCAGCAGTAGCTGATACTGTAGCTACTTCTGTAGCATTAGTAAATGCCGTGGCTAATGCTGATGTAGAACCTGAAAAGGTTTGTTTATTATTAAATGCACCAGTACCATTAAATACATTGTTACCACTAAATGTTTGAGCTTGTGCCCAAGTATTAGTAGAGTTTAATTGACCAAAGTTTTCAAGATCTGCTGCAGTAACTCTAAGTTCTACTTTATCACCAGCAGAGAATGCTGATGCAGTAGTATTATCTTGAGCACGTACAATTGTAAATGTATCTGTTGATCTTGCAGTTACTTTAACAATTTCAATAACTGAACCTGATGTATTAGAAAGAGTACAGTAAAAGTATTGACCAGCTGTAGGGCTAGGAAACAAAGCACCTGTCCCTGCGGTAACTGTTAGAGAAAGATCTCCTGCTAAGATACCAGCAGATAGTACCGTTGCTGCGTTATTGGTAAATAAAATAGTTGCCATAGTTTTATCCTAAAGTTTTTGTATTTAAAGCTGAGCCATTAATAGCCGTTGTTGATTTGGTATGACTAGGGAAAATCAAAGTCGTTATTGTTACTGTCTCGGTTACTGGAATAAGTACTGGAGGTGCTACAAAAGCAAATGTTATAAACTGATCAGCAGGTTCTGGTCTTAACCATGGAGCTATCTGCGTATCAGGAACACCTCTTACAAAGTCTTGTGGTTGACGTATTTCCCAATCATCATCACAACACATTAAACCATCCCAGCGTTGTGTTAACTGAGAGGCTTTATATTTACGACCACAGACATCACAGTCTGCTATCCAGTCTCCCTTGTCATATCTAGGTATGTAACTCAAGGAAGTCTCCTAAACGTTAAGAGGAGCTAATACTGGTAAATCTGCTACAATTGTATAGACATTAGTTAAAGATGTAGTAACTGACATTTCAATACGATAGATCACTCCATCTAAACCACCAGAAATTCTTTGAGAAACTAGTTGTCCACTAATACTTGGACTACCTACTTTAATAGAATTAGGGCTAGGATCAGTTCCTTCTTTAACTTCTATAGTACAGGATGCTGAGCTAATTGTCTCAGATGATGCCATAATAGGGGAGAAGTCAAAGGTAAACTGCTCATTTTCTGTGGTTATTTTGTACGAAAAATCGGTACTCATGAAAGCAGATCCTTATCAATAAATATTGTTCTAAATTTGGTAACAGTGACTTGTCTAATTCTATCAGCAGCATAAATTAGTCTATCTACGGGATAGTTAACAAACGATACTGCATTAGCAAGTAAACTTGCAATTACTGTAGAAGTAGCATTAATATATTTATTAATAAGCTTACTTAATATAATAACACAATTTACAGAAATTGTCAAGGTTTTTGACATAGTTTTTTCTAATATAGCAGTTACACTTGAAACTACAGATAAAAGTCTATAATAGAACCTACCTGATAATAAAGTAACTGTTGAACTAACTGAAGCTGTAATAGTCTTAAAAAAGCTCTTTACATATAAAATAGTAGCTATTACGGATGATGTTACTAAAGGCATTATCTTTGATACTCCTTTAGTAATACTAACTGAAGATGATGAATAAGTTAATAGAGTAATGAGTCTATTAGTAGCTGTTAATATAACTGCAGCTACAACTTCTATATCAGAGAGTAACTTATTAACAAGTTTTACAACACTAGCTGTAACTGTACTTGTAACAGTTTTTGTAGTACTAATAGCTTTTGTAATAGCAGAGCTTGTACTAGATACTACAGATAATATTTTACCATAAGCAAAAGAAGATAATAAAGTTACTATACTTGTTAAACTAGCTAGTAAAGTTTTATTAAATTGTTTTGTTATACTTGAGTTTACATAGCTATCAGGAGTAGAGGCACTATCAACAGCTCTTGCATTTAAGAAGAAACTATTGATAGCTCCACTAATATAGCTATAAACTTGATTGGCGTAAATGTACGCAACAAGTACTACATTACGTTGTACTGGTCCTCCATTTACAACCTCTTCGTTAACTGCCCTTTGATTAAGAGCCATAGCATATTAACTAAATTGAGTTTTAAAAGTGAACTGAATGCTATCACCTGATGTTAAACCAATTCCTGTAAAGTCACCTTTAACAAATAAGTTACCAGATGTATTAGCATCAAACAAACCTGCATTAGTAATAGTTACAGTACCTGAAGCAGTTAATGTACCAATTACTTGATATGTATCATTAGTAGTTGTAGTTGTTTGTTGTGTTGCTGTACCAGTTGTACGAGATCCTGTCTCTGAAAAAAGAGTAGTATCTGTAGCAGATGTTGTACCAGCACCAGTACCCCAACCAACATACTTAGGTTGTGTAGCAGCACCACCAGCAAGGTAATTTGTTACAATAGCCTTACCAGTATCGACTAATAGTGTAGCCATTTTTTAATTCTCCATAATAAACGTTTAATTGGGTTTTTATGCCAATATTGAATTGTTCCAAGATCTTCAATAGAACCATCTGCCCGAACAATACGAGCAGATATTTCCATTTGTTTTACTTTAGCATTAGAAGCTATCATGATAAGTTTCTTAATTTATAAATAGTACTTAGATATAAAGCAATAATTGAATCAATGATATTTTGAACAGCAGATCTAGATGAAGCAGAGTGACGTAATTTCTCAATCATGTTTACTTGCTTTACTAGGAAGTCATCAATTGGCTCTAAGGGTGTAGTAGCAAACAAAGGGATGTCTGCCATAATGCCTTCATCCCCTTGATAAGCTTCTGCAAGATCATCAGCTAAGTCAATAACTTCATCATAGAAGTTACCAAGAGCTTTATGCGCTGCATAACTCTTAGTTTTTAAATGTTCCTTATGAGCAACATTACGTGCGTGGAACAATAAACCTATGATCTCTTCCATGTTAACTCCACTGTTTAATACATTCAATAGTCATACTGAATGATAGTGTACCTGATGAATAACCATCTGTATCATACAAAACTTTACCATCTACACCGGTACCTGCATTGTTTTGTAAGAAACCAAATTGTTCTGCATTTACACAACCTCTACCTGTAAATCTCCAGATAGGTACATCGGTAGTTGCATTCCAATAAAGGTTAACAGCTAAACCATCTTCTACGTCATAGTTAATCTTTTTAATTGCTACTTTAGTAGGTTGTTGTGAATTTAAGCCTGAAGCATTAACTGCAGCAACAAGTGCTGGATCAATTAATGTAGTTAAACTCACATTACTTGTATCTAAAATACCAACTAGTTTGATAACTAAATTACGTTCACTATCAACTAGTGTTTGAACTGAGGTTACATTAGCCATGTTAGCCTCCTATTATCGTGTAACTTCTGTGGATGCTAAGATGTAATCAACAGTTAATGTATCAGTAGCTGTAGGTGTAATTTGCATTACTGGACCTAAGTTAGCGTTTGTTAATGTTGTACCTGAAGAACCAATAGTAGGTGCAGATACTCTAGCAACTAATACGTTATTTGAGAATACTAATAAATCAGTACCATTGTAGTAGAAACCAAGTTCTAAGTATGTATCAGCAGCAGCTGTTGCAACGCCTGTAACTAAAGTAGTTGTAGTAGAACCAACAACTGATACTAAGTTAACTGATGTTGAAGAAGCAGCTTTAGAGAACCAAAGACCATCATTAGCTGATGAACCTGCTCTTAAACCTACATAAAATGATTTAGTGCTTGAAACAGCAGAAGCTTTAAAACGTGTGCTGAACCACATTTGGTTACCTGCTACAAAAGCTACGTTAGATGCTGTTTTATATGCAGCTGTAGCTGTAGTTGTACCACCTGGAGTAAGAACAGCTAAACCACCATTACCTGCTGTTAAAGCAAGTGTAGATGATGTACCTGTTACTGTATACTCAGCAACTGTTGATACGAAGTCGTTAGCATATTCTGCTACGCCTGTAGTTGTAGAACCACTTGTACTAAATGGAGCTGGTAACGGATAGTTACCAAATAAGTATTGTGCATCATTGGTTGATACACCATTTGAAAATCTTGTTGGGTTTGACATGTAAATCTCCTTTGACGTTGTTATGTTTTAACAACGCAGTTTAATCTGCGTCATCAGAGAACAATAAATTATTTGCCCTTCTTAACAGGTGGGCGTTTACCTTTTTTTTCTTGAATTGGGTATGACATATAAACTCCTTAGGTAAAGATTGGAGGGACATTTTAAGCCCCTCCTACCTTTAATTAAGTCCTAATTAAGGACCATTAACACCGTAGATTGCTCTAGGATCTGTCCAACCAAAGCTATATCTTTCGTAACCTTTAGCCTTAGCATTCATTGTATCAAAATCATTGTCTTGATCGAATTGAATACCAACGCGGCTATAGTACTTAAGACCGTTTTGGATGTTAGTACGAACAAACCATGCATTTGGTGATGTTAAGTAGTGGTTCATTACGATACCTTCTGGTAAAGCATTTGTCGCTACTAAAACGTTCACTGCATTGTTTGCTGTTGATGGTGTATATGCTGACTTAAGAATACGATGAGCATTCCAGAAGTTTTGACGTGCAACAACTAAGCTTCTTGGCATAACATTGATCAAAAGACCACGGTCATTTTGGAAACCCATAATTGCTGTCAATGCATCTTCTAAAGAAGCTTCTGACAAGTCAGCAGCAACTGTAGGAGCATTAGCAAATGTACCACCAGATGTGTTAGGGTGTGCTGTAGAACATAGTTCAACACCGTCACCACCTTTGTATGTAGAATTAAATGCACGGTTGTAGATGTTAGCACCAACGTTTTCTTTCGTTTGACGGAAAGACATTGCTAATGCAGCAGATCTACGACGTGATACTTGTTCATACAAGTTGTCATCTAACTCTTCTTTTGTTACGATATAACCCAATGCATAAGCAATGTGTGTGTATCGTGTTGTGAAACCTTGAATTTCTGAATCGTATGCAACGCCAGAACCTTCGGATTTAACTGGAGCTAAACCGAAACCTGTAAGTTGAACATCTTCTTCATAGTTCATTGAGGATGTGTCACTGTCAAACAATTGAGAATATTCTTCTTTATGTTCGTCATAGACTTGACCCCACCATGCTTTGATCCCTGGCCATAGAGCCTTTGGATGTGAAGCGGTTGTTATAATACCAGCCATGTTATATTCTCCTTATTAAGCCGTGCCAACTGGGTTGAGGAATTGATGCTTGTTCCATTTTACCAAAGCTTGAGCATAGGCACCAGGTTCATTATTAACTGCTTGAACTAGGCCAATGATTTGTAATGGTAAAGCTAATGAGCCAGAAGACGCAATAGCTAAGAATGAAGAAGCATTCAATACTGTGTTTGATAGCGGAGCTGATTGAGCAAGAGTTGTTTGGTTAGCTGTAATAGTTAAACCAGCATTCTTGAATACGTCAGCAGCAGCTACACCTGTAGCATCACCTGTTACTTGGAAAATAACTGCTGGATCATCCACTACGTAAACGTAGCGAGTGCCAGAATTAAGAGGCAAGTAGATTGTATTAAGAGCCAATGTAGTACCTACAAGAGATACACCTGGATCTGATACGCGGATACCTACGATAACACCAACTGGTGTATCAGTAGTAAGCGCTTTTGTTACGTAAGGTACACCATTTGCATCGCTAGAACCTGCAACTTTAACAACGTCGCCAATAGCGTAAGTGTTAGAACCGTCGTTAGCGATAGCATAAAGGCGACCCTGTTCGTTGTACGCAGCACCAGTAATTGTTCCTACTGGGCTAAGTCCACGAGGGGTATTTGCGTTAGCCATTTTTATTTCCTTTTAGAAATTAAGTTTATGTTTTGTAGTTAATACCACCCCTAGGAGTATAGAAACCATCAGAACTTGTACCGTCCTTAACGTTTACACCACCACGGATTGCATCATCTACGCGATCATTTCGTTTTTGTAACTCTCTTTGATCTTCTTCCCACCATTCTTGTTTAATTTTTAACAAGTAGGCATAAAGACCATCACCTTTCTCACTTGTACCGACGAGGTATCTTACCTTCTCTCCTAAATCTGTATTACCAGATGTAACACTATCCTTTACGCCGCCAACTTCGTCAGGAGATACAAACTCCCATCCTCCGTCTATTGCGGTTTGGATACGACCAGGTTCATCATTAAAGATGTGTAGTACATATCCAGGGATTTGATGATTAACAGTTAACTTAGCTTGAGTACCATTAAAAACGTTTCTAACACGTTCACGTGAAGGACGTTCTGCAGCAGTTCTAGTAAGTGCCTGTTCTTTTTTCTCTTCAATTGTTAATGCTTTTGCCATAATTGTTCTCCTTAATTCCAGTCGTAACTATCTACGTATTCTTGTTTAGATTTAATCCATCCATTTTTAATGAATCGATCACATGCTTGTTTTGCGTCATCAGGTAAGTTATCATAAGACTTTTTACCAGATGATGTACCTCCTCTAACACTACCAGTAGAATCTACTGCGCTGCCCTTGGCTTTATTGCCTAAGACTTTTTGAGGAAAGTACTCCACAATTTTCTCATCAAGCTTATCTAAAAAAGCACGACCAGTAAGGTGAGGGAATTGCTTACGTACAGATGCTCCTAATCCGTTAGCTACGTCTGTCATCTCAATGTCTTGTCCAAACCATTGATTGCGACCTAACCAACTTTGTAAATCTGGATCATCAGGTACACTTGCTTGAGCTTCAGTTTTAGGTGCTGGTTCAGGTTTCTTTTCAGCTTCCTTCTTAGCCTCTTTCTGAGCTTCTTTTAATGAATCGATTTGGTCGTCAATATCAACTACCTTATCGCCATCCCCTGCTGCAATTGCTTCCCGTTTTTGAGTCTTTAACTGAGCTATTTGAACTTCATACTCAGCTGACTTACGTTCAAAAGATTCCTTTTGGAACTTCTTAAACTCTTCAACGGATGCCTTAATGCTGTCAATTTCCTTGGCTTTTTCATCTAATTTCTTCATAAGAAGTTCATTGTTCTTACGGAGAATTGGATTAATCTCTTTGCCACGTTTTACAAATACATCTGCATCTACCCAATCAGATTCTGATCCTCTGAATTCCTCTTTAGGAACCCATCCAAAAAGCCTCGCTTCTTTTTCGACTTGTGGATCTAATTGTTGGACTTCTTGTTCAGTACTTGCTTCTTGTTGCTCTACTTGTTTTTCTTCTGACATACTTTTTCCTTTATTCGACTATTGCTACAACGTCTAAATCATTAATGATTCGGTATTCTTTTTCATCAGCTCCATCATAGATTAGGCCTGAGTACTTACCAAAGATTACATGGTCACCTACTTTAGCCCAAGGGCTTGGTTGGTCTAACCATGCACTATCGCCAATTTCAACAATAGTACCTTTTAGCTGTGCTAGTCTTTCCCTATCTCTAGTTTCACCGACTGACAAAATAATACCACTTTGTGTTACTTCTTCCACTGGATCTGGGAGTATTAAAACTCTGTGACCCTTTGGATGAATGCCACTAGTATTTTGCGTCATCTCTTGCTCCTTCTACTAGGTCCTCAAATGTTACGTTAAGGATACCTAAAATTGCGTTACATCTACCTCTTACTTCATTCTCATCAGATGAGTTACCTCTGACAAGTTGTTCTTTCATGTACTCTCTGTCGTTATGCAGAGCCTTCTTGAGTGCCTTGGTCACTGGATGTTCCACCCATTCCAAGAACTCCTGCTGCGTTATTATCATACTCTATTGCTCCCTCGGTTGCTTTCATCATCATCTCAATAGATTTAAGAATACCTTCTTGGTGAGCTTTAGCAGCACCCAATTGAGTTTGCAACATAGCAATATCATGACCTGCTTTAACACCACCTGCTTCCTCAAGTGCTTTAGCCGCATCAGCTTCCATTTTAAGTATCTTAGCTCTATTTAGTTCTGCCTCTTGTTGTAACTTCATGACACCAAGTTTAAACTTAGTTTCAAGTGAAAGTTTACGTTCTTGGGCTTTAATTTGTTCAACTTGAACCTTAACATCTGGACCGCTTTGGATAGCGTTAGGACCTTGAGGATCAGGTAGAACTTCTTCAATGTTAGGTATCTTAAGTGCTTCAAGATATCTATACATAACTTTATAAGTATTGAATCCAGGTACCATAAGAGCTGTTTGTTTTAATGTTTCAGCTTGCATGATACGTTGAACATCAGATACTACATGTGGATCTGCAGCTGGTCTTAGATCTGTAGAATTGCTTTCATAGTCAGATGCTAAAACTGCATTACCACCAAATCTATATTCTTCAGGTAAGTAAAGTTGATTTAAACGATATACTTTACGTAACTCTTCATTAAGAGATCTGTAAATACGTTTAAAGATACCTGCAAATACTTTCATACCTTGTTCTGCCATAGTACGTGATGTTTCTGCAGGAGTATTTTGACCTACATTCTCACCTACCATAATGTCTGTAGAACCTACAATACGTTCACCATAGTTAACAAGTGTTGTTAATAATGTGAATAATACATTGCTTGGTTCACGAACAGGTAATGGATAAATACCTTTTGCTAAATCTTCGCCAGTAGAATCAACATGCTTCCACTCCAAAGGAGCAAAGTTATAATTACCGCCACGGATTTTAATTCCTCTTGAGAGAAACCCGCCAGCAGTATTAGCCATGGTACCAGCATCAACAAGTTGATTAATAATTGTATTGATAGATTCATTTAGAGGTCCTAAAAGAATACCAAAACCAATATCATAGAAACCACCATCAGGTGATGGAATAAATGAGTATTTGGTAAAGTAGCTTTCAGGTTTGATACTTAGTATCTCACCCTTAGCATTTCGTTTAATGGAACTATCAAAATAGTTAGCAACAATACGAACTACTTTTCTAGTGTCTTTATGAACTGTAATGATGTATGGTTCTTTAAAACCATCACCATCAAGATCTTCCCAACGATGTTGCTCAATAAATTCAAAAGGAGTTGCAGGATCTGATTGAGGTGGATTTACACCTTGTGACTTATCTTGTGCATCTGCTAAGTCATCTCCTACAATTTGTTGTTGTATTCTTGCATTAAAGTCTTCTGTCCAAATACCTCTACGTTGTCTTGAAAGAACATCATTCTTTGACAAGTAAAGAACATGGGATTGTCTGTTACAATCTTTAAGACTCTTTGTCCAATAAGATACAACAAAGTCTTTTGCTAAAATGTTTTCTGAAACTGGATGGTCTTCATTGAAGTCCA